AAGCGTCATATTTATTTTTAATGTCTTTTGCTTGGCTATCTAAACTATCTAAAGATGTATTGAAATCTGCAACGTCTTTATTGATTAATGCTTTGAAGTTGTCATAGTCGCCTTGCAACGTTGCCAACAGTGCTTTAAATCTATTTTCAAAGTCTGTTTTTTGGCTATTAAAATCAGTTTCAAAGCCACTTCTTTGACTATTAAAATCACTTGCTCGTTTGTTTTGAGCATCTGTAAATGCTGTCTGTGAACTACTTTGAAATGTACTCCACGCCGATTTAGCAGCGTTCAAATATTTTTGAGCTTGATCCACAAAACTCTGCATCTTGCCAGTCAGTTCAGCGACTTTGTTATCAATCTTCGCATTTCCAGTATCGGCAAAATCTTTTAAGGCTAAAACATAAGATTGACCTTCATTGATTAATGTTTCAAAGTCATCAATATAACTTCCAGCTTCTTTTATTGATCCGATCCCTTGTAACACAACTAACTTCACGCTTGATGTGGAATCGTCTCCGACTTTGAAATACATATTTCTGAAGACGCCGACATTTGTGTACATTTCATCTACAAACTTAACTTTAAACATCGTTCCTGATTTGTCAGTCACAACTTGCTTAATCAGTCGTTGGTCGGGTGTTTTGGCGATGAGTTCAACATCAACTGTGGATAAATCAGTATACTTTTGGAATGACTTCCCTAAAGTAACTTGTAGCTCGTCTCCTGTGTCACCTTGTCTAATTTTCAAAGGCAATTCATAAATTGGTGTTGTTTTATCCGTATCTAAAACGATTGGTGGTAATGCCATAAAATCACTCCTTTTCTTTAGTTGTTAGTGCTTGTTTTAGTAATGTTTTTAGTTCATTCATATCAGCACTAGTCTTCTGATTTTCGGCTGAAACTGTACCTAATTGAGCTTGAATCAATGAATAATCAGGCTTAACGATATTAAAAGGCTGATGTAATGAATTATCTGAATACGTGTACAAGTCATGATATTTTTGAAAAATAGGATATTCACTTTCCATTAAGAAAGTTTTGATATAGCCTTGCTTGACTAAATCATCATTAACAGTGTCTCTATCATAGAATTTCATCAACCAGTCACTAGAATCAATGTCAGAGACGTGTTCAAAGTTAGTAACTACGCCTCTTTCGTCTTTTTTGATGTAGATGTACATTTCTCAACCTCCTTTTTCAACTTTTCATTTTCAATTTTCAAATCAGTATTTTCGACAAATAGCATTGAATTTTGTCGGTCTAATCCAGCCAATTTTGCGGTCAAATTTTGAATAACTTTTTCTCCAAAACTAACTTCTTCTTCTTTTTTGTCCATGAAATTCTCCTAGAATTATTATTTCAAATCAGATTCGTTCAATACACGTAAGCCGCCCATGTATAAGCGTCCTGTACCGTCACCAGTGAGCTTTACACCAGCTATCATTAAGTAACCGCTATTAACAATATTCATTGCTTGGACGCCGTCAATTTGATATACAGTCAAAGCCGGTGTGGAAATACCATAATTAGTAATGGAAACAATGTTTCCGCCACCTCCGGTTAATGAAATCTGTGAATCACCGGTTAACCTAGCTCCGTGTATTTCGCCACCTTCGATATAGACCCCAGCTATTTTCTGACCAACAAATTGATCAGCATAGATACGACCTTGGGAATCCATTGCCGTTTTGCCAGTTCCGTCATACATAATCCCACGTGAATTCAATCGGAAGCGACTACCTGAACTGCTTTCAATAGTCATGTCTGTTGGATTGTCACGATCTGGACTAAATTTAATAACACCGTCACCTGGCTGATTAATGAAATTAAACATATCGTCACGGGTATCATTGATTTGACCGCCCAGGTCTTTTATGTGTTCGTCATAGTCATTCAAATCTGACCTAATTTCTTTGAGGTCATTTGATACTTTATCTTTAGTTTCTTCCACGTTTTTTGAAACATCATCAACTTTGTTATCAACCTCATCAACCTTTGAACTTGTATCATTCCCCTGCTGAATAATTGACTTCTTAGTTTCAGTTCCTAAAACAATTTCTGTGTACTTTTTAGAAATGGCATTAAACTTATAACTTAGTATCTTGCTTACAACTTCAACGTTTGGTAATTGGATATGTACTTTGTCCCAAATCCCAATATGTTGGAGTTTTTTGAATTGTTCATATTCTTTCGTGTCACCCAGATGTTTAAATTTAATCTTGATGTTAATTTGAGGTTTATCAAAGTTATTAACTTCAAAATCTTTCTTAGCTAAACGTCTCAATTCTGCATAAGCATCCTCAAGTGGTAATGCATCATCTTGATCAACAGTTGAGTTTTCAGAGATTGCTTTAACATCTTTGTACTCAACTTTTTTTATTTTAATGTGTGAATAATCATTAATAATTGGAGAATCCACGTACTTTTCAGGAATCATCAATCCATCAAAACCGTACGGCATTATCCTTGTCACAACTTGTTGATAATCAATATCGTAATCATAACCAGTTAAATTCTTGCCATGCTTGATTTTGTATCCATTATCAATTCCTGAATCCTTCAATAATTTAACATCATAGCCATCACGGATAAGCTCGCCACCCCAACGGCTAATAAATGAATTATCCTTACCGGTATCAAGCAACATCTCCACAGGATTCATTCGAACAATTCTCGCATTAGCAACTTTATCAATGTCAGAACTGAATCTAAATTTACTTGGATATTGCATTGTTGAGTTAAGTTTCCCCATAACATTAGTTCCCGTAAGGTTAACTAGATTGGTGTCTTCAATGAAGTCATCAGCTAAGTCATAGAACAAGTGATTACATTGCACTTCTAGATACCCGATATGTTCGATAATGTCGTAAATTCTAAAAGGTTGCTCGCCATGTGGAGTAGTAGCAACAACAATCATATTGCCTTCGATCAGATTCGAATATTTACCAGAAGATGAATATTCAAAGTCAAAACTGAACTGGCCGTTTTTAACTTCCTGAACTGAGTTTTCAGTGATAGCGTTATCAAGAATTGCGATACCATTTGTCTTTAGTTGTTCTTCTGTAGCATCTTGAGGAAAAAGCTTAATCATAAATATCTCTCCCTCACATTAAATTTAACGGTATCAAAATCACCTTCGATTTTTATATCATTCTGACCGACTTTCAATTCTGGAAACTCACCAATCATGGACAATCCGAGATTTTTATCATCTTTATAGATTTCTTGAACTTCTGAATCTATGCATACATTCTCATAAGCCAGATTTAATTGAATAGTTGAGTCATTGATTGAAATCGTTCCTTTGCCACTACCTAATATTTCAAGTTTCGGCAATGATTTATACGTTCCACGATTCAAAATCATTCCTTCGTTAACAATAGTTACATCATCTTCACCAAGCTTATATTCAAACGGATCACATATAAACTTGACTTCAAACTTTCCATATTCAGCAATGCTGTTTTCAATATCACCGATTTCAACACGCTTAATTTTTCGATAAACAAAATCATCTTTGAAATAATATTTCTTTGCATTGAATAGCCAATATTTTACAAATCTGATTTGTGATTTAACGTTAAAATCCTCCAGAATGTTGAATTCAATATCTTGTTCAACATCCTTTAAATATTCAAGACGGTTCAAGCTTCCGTCTCGTCCATCAACGTATTCAGTCTCATAATTTGCTTGTGACGTCACGAGTTTAGGACGTTCGGTAACAGAGACCATCATATCCGCATCTTCAACTCCATCAATTACAATTGTTGAACATGTCATGTCATCACACCCCTCTTATCCCAAAGTTTTTCTTAATTCCAATGTTCCCTAAATATCTGTCTAATTTATCCATCATGTAATCTGTATCAGCAGGACTAGCAATATTGTTTGTCATATTCAAGTTCAAATATGTAGTATTGCTATTCTCAACTTTTTCGGTAGTAGCATCAGCTATCTGGTTACCAATTACAGATAGATTCTTTTTATTCAATGGCAAGATAGCTTCATTACCAGCTTCTCCGCCACCTTGGAGTTTTCCACCGGCAGCACCAAAGATTGTTGGTGAAGTCATAATTCCACCTTTTGCCTTCCACTCTACTGACAGGTGAGGAACTGAATGAGTCTTCAGATTAAATCCACCCGTTATGTGGAAGTGTGGCATTGCAGGCAGGTGAATCTTAGGAATGCTCAAATGCATATTTGAAAAGAAGCTTTTAATTGCACTAACAATTCCGGAAATCTTGCTCTTGGCAGCCTGAATTGGCGTAACCATTGCTGACTTAATTCCATTCCAAACGGACGTTGTAACTGACTTAATTCCGTTCCATGCGCTCGTAACTGCTGACTTAACAGCATTAACAACTGAGCTTGTAACTGACTTAATTCCATTCCATGCATTTGTTATAACCGATTTAATACCATTCCAAACGCTTGACGTTACGGATTTAATGCCGTTCCAAGCATTGGTAATTACTGTTTTAACGGAATTAAATACTGAAGTAGCTGCTGACTTAATTCCATTCCAAATTCCAGTTACTACTGATTTAATTGAGTTCCAAACAGATGTCGTAACATTTTTGATTGCATTCCAAACTGTGCTAAAGAATGTGGACAATGCATTAAATACGGTTGTAGCAGTATTCTTAATTCCATTCCAAGCGGAACTTAGAAATGAAGTGATCGCATTCCAAACGGATTGAGCAACACTTGAAATGCCATTCCACAAACTTACAAAAAAGTCTGCAATTGGTTGCCAAATTGGCTGTGTTAACGCAACAATTGTTTGCCATTCGAAGGTCAACCATGAAGTAATGAACGTCCATACACCTTCAATCACTGATTGAATAGTCATGAATATCAATGTAAACACGTCTACTAACGTTCCCCAAACGGTTGATGCCGTGTTAACAATAGTCGTCCACAATGTCGTTAAGAATGTAACTATTCCCGTCCACACACTCGATACAGTGGTAGAAATACTTTGCCAGATTGAACTAAAAAATGCGCCTAAGCTGGAAAATATACTAGATGCACCTTGAACTATTGAGTTCCACACATTTGTCAATGTGGTTACTATGGAATTCCAGACTGAAGCCGTCACTGTTTGAATTTCTTGCCAGTGTGTAATTATATATAGTACAAGAACAGCTATGATTGCGATTATCGCACCTATACCTCCAGTCATTAAAGCTGTTGCTAATTTTACGTTTTTTAACGCATTTGCTATTGCACCTATAGCACTAACAACCGAACCAATCGTTACCAAAAGTGGACCTATTGCGGCCGCAATTGCAGCAAGTGCCACTACAAATTTCTGTGTTTCAGGACTTGCATTACTGAATGCTTTCGCCACGTTTTCAAGAACCTTAAATACGGGTTTCAAAGCATCAAGAACACTGCTAAATGCGTCCATTAAAGGACCACCAAATTCAATAGCAAGATCATTAACGTTGTTCTTTAAAAGTTTGAGTTTTGATGCAAAGGTCTCATGTCTCTTCTGAGCTTCGTTCGTTAAAGCTGTATTCTTTTTCCAGCCTTCTGCTGAAATATCAAGCGCTTTTGATAACGTTCCACTTGATCCTGACAGACGAAGCATTGTATCAATTTCTTGAGTTGAATTAATGCCCATATCTTTTAGAACACTCGTAACATCCTTACCGGATTTCTTAGCTTTGCCAAGTCCTTCAACGAACTTAACAATTGCTCCAGAAGCATCTGTTCGCCATTGCTTTTTGAACTTACTTGAACTCATACCCGAAACTTCGGCAAACTTGTTTAATGTACTACCACCGCTGGCAACAGCAGTATTCATCTTTTGCATAACACGTGACATAGCACCACCACCAGCTTCAGCATTGATACCAACTGAACTCATTGCAGCAGCTAAACCTGTGATCTGTGATTCCGTTAATCCAACCTGATGACCAGTACCAGCTAATCTGAGTGACATTTCAACAATGTCAGATTCAGTAGTAGCCATATTATTACCAAGATTAACGATTGAAGAACCTAATCTATCAAAGTTCTTTTGTGGCATTCCTGTGATGTTGGCTAATTTAGCAAGTGCAGTAGCGGCATCTTCAGATGACATGTTGGTTGCCTCGCCCATTTCAATCATGGTTTTGGTAAACGACATAACATTTTGTGTCTTGATTCCTAATTGACCAGCAGCTTCAGCAACATGAGATATTTCTGTAGTAGTAGCAGGAATAGTCTTTGCCATATTTCTGATACTTTTTTCAAGATCCGCATACGAGATTTTAACTTTACCGTTTGAATCCTTAACTTCATCAACTGTTTTCTTAACGCCAGTAAATGCCGAATCAAAGTCACTAGCAGCCTTAACTGATGCAGCGACACCGGCAACAATTGGAGCAGTTACTCCAACCGTCATACCCTTACCAATTGAAGTTAGTTTTCCACCAATTGACTTCATTGAGTTACCAAAGTTCTTTAACTTATCATTCGACTGAGCTAGTGAATTGGCAAAGTCTTGATGTGCTTTCTTGGCATCAAGTAACTTACCGTTTAGCTCTTGAACTTCTTGAGAATTTTCACCGTATTCTTGCTTGGCAAGTGATAATTGCTTATCTAAATTCTTAACTTGTTCAGCAGTCGCCTGCTCTTGCTTGGCAAAGTATTGTTTAGCCAATTTGGCTTTTTCAGATGCAGTAGCATTCTTACCTAAACTAGCAACTTGCAAGTCATATTCTTTTCGCAAGTTTTCAGAACTAGTTTCAAGCGACTTCTGTTCGGTGCTTAAACTCTTTAATGCTACTTGACGTTTTTCGGACGCTTTGGCAGCTTCACTTTCAGCTTGAGTAGCAGCTTTTAATTTTGTGTTTGTACCCTCAATTTGATTCTTGAGTGACTCTTCTTGCTTTTGCGCACTAAGGAGTTTGTTAGTCCAAACACGGGTTTCTTCTGAATTTTCTCCAGTAGCTTGCTTGACCTTGCTCAAAGCTTCAGCAGTAATCTGAGTTTTGTTTCTAGCAAGCTCATATTGAGAATTTAACTTTGTAAGTTGTGCTTCCAATTTTTGAGATTCAGACGATGTGTTTCTCATCTGTTCTTTTTGGACTGCAAACTGCTTATTCAAAGTCGTAATAGCATTACCATTCTCACGAAGTGCTGACTTGAACTGTGAGTTGATTAACTTATATTCAAGTTGAATCTCTTTATTCGCCATTTAATAACCTCCTTTCTACGAATTTAAAAAGTTTTCGATTGCTACTTTGTTGATGAACAATTTGTTCAGTTGGTCCAAAGTCCAATCCTCGGCAAAACTAGGA